TGGTCGTTTCCTATGATACAGACATTGCGGCTCACATCAGACATTTAAGTACTGGTGGGCGAATGGTGATAACCGAACATATAGACTTGGTATAAAATATGCCTAGAAAATTAATGACACAAGAAGACTTTGATACCAGAGTGTGTCAAGTTGTATTACCTTCAGGAGAACTATGTGGTAAAATACCACATCGAGCCGGAACACGAAAAGATGGTGTCGTACAAAGAACACCATATATATGCACCCCACACCATCAAGATAAATTGGTTAAAAAACACGGAGTACCTACATATTCAGCATTAACAGGTCCTTGTTCTGCATATGGTCTGTATCGAAAAAATTATTGTGAAAATATAGACGGCCGTTTAGGTTTTGTGTGTACTACTACTATTATTAACAAAACAGAGTTAGGACTCGATTGGTATGGTATGGTAGATGTAGATCATATAGATGGCAACCCTTCTAACCAGTCTCCTGAAAATTGCCAAACCTTATGTAAATGTTGTCATGCATATAAAACTCATCTTTATAAAGATGCCGGAACACCAGGACGAAAAACTTTAAAAATTAAGATGAATTTTAAAAAGAATAAAAATATGGTTGACATTTCATGCAAAGGTAATATAATATTTGTATAGGTTAAATTAAGTTAACTCCAATATTTTACTCTCGTTATAAATAGAATTATGGCAACGAAAAGCAATTTACTTAAAAAAGTACCAAAGAAAAAAAGGCGCATGTCACAGATTACTGTGGAAGAACAATATACAGGACCAGAACCTGAGTTTACCGAAGGAGAAGAAATTATGGAAACTCAGATCGGATCAGGGTTTAATTATTACACTTACCATAAAAATGTCAAAGACGCTAAAAAATACATTGCAGAATATCTAGCTGATTATGGTCGTATAGATGAAGCAAAACAAGTTAAAGCATGTCCGGAGGTTTTTATTATTCCTACCTATGGATGGATTGCTCGTATGTCTACACGTGGTGCTAAGTTTAATGTTGAAATGGATGTTATTGAAAGATTAGACAAACACATTGAATATATTTGCAAACAAGGTAACCTTAAAAAAGAAAAAACTACTGTAAAACAAGAACAGCGGGCACAAGGACCAAGTATTCAAGATAGGATTAAAGATCAATCCGATGAAATGGATATACAGTTTAATGAATGGATTGATACATATGTAGATAGTCCTAACTTGTTTAATCCTGCTATTATTGATCCTTACGGATATTTGCAAAGTTGTAATTGTACACAAGCTCATGCACGGCGTATTAAAAAAGATTGGGAAACAGAACTTGCAGAATTTGAAGAAGCTCTCAAAGGAACCAATGAAGACCTTAAAGAAGCATATTCACATTTGCTAAAAAATAAGCGAATGGAAGGGTTAATTGAACTCATAAATAGATTCATTGATGCCTGTGATGTTATTGTTGGAGAATCAAACGCAACACGAAAACAACGTAAAAAGAAGCCAGTAAGTGTTGAAAAACAAGTTGCTAAACTCAAATATAAACAAACAGATGCAACTCTCGGAATTACTAGCATCAATCCTACTAATATCATTGGTGCTACTATGGCAATTATATATCAGTGTAAATATCGCAAATTGGGTGTTTATGTAGCAGACGATGATCGTGGTTTTAAAATTAAAGGTACAACACTTCTTAATATTAGTGATAAACATTCAACTAAAAAGACCCTCCGCAAACCTAAAGAGCAATTAAATTTTGCTAAAAAAGCAACAAAACATAAGTTTGGTAAATGGTTTGAATCAGAAATTAAAACCACTGAAACTAAACTTACTGGTCGCCTGTCAGACGACACAGTTATCCTCCAAACTTTTAAGTAACATAACCAGTTTCCGAATAAATACTATACGGAGACATGTGTTATGGCTGCAAGAGATACTTTAACTAGAGAAATGGAACTTCGCCTAGGCGGAGGAATGGTAGATGTAGAGCTAGATCCTGATCATTATAATCTAGCAATTACTAAAAGTCTAGAAAAATACAGACAACGAAGTTCTCAAAGTACAGAAGAGTCGTTTGTTTTATTGGAACTTCAAATAAATGTATCAGAATATACATTAGCCGATGAAGTTATTGAAGTAAAAGATATTTATAGACGAGTAACTGGATCATATAGTTCATCAGGTAATGATATAGAACCATTTGAAGCGGCGTATTTAAATACCTATCTATTACATTCTGGAAGGGCAGGCGGATTAGCAACATTTGAAGCATACGCTGAACATAGAGAACATTTAGGTAAAATGTTTGGATCAGAAATTATGTTTGATTATCGACCTCAAAGTAAAAAATTACGAGTTCATAGACGTATAAAAGCAAATACAGATGTTGTTCTTCATGTTTATAATTTCAGACCTGAAGAAAATTTAATTATAGATACATATGCTGGTCCATGGTTAAAAGACTACTCATTATGTCAAGCAAAATTAATGTTAAGTGAAGCAAGAAGTAAATTTAGTGCTATTGCCGGACCCCAAGGAGGCACAACATTAAATGGAGACGCATTACGTCAAGATGCTATTGCTGAAATTGATAAATTAGAACTAGATCTAACTCTCCACAACGAAGGCAGCGATCCGCTCGGATTTATCATAGGTTAACAGACTACTTAACCAGCAAATTTACCTGTTTTTTCGCCTTACCGATAAATATATAAAAGTTAAAACAAGTTAATTCCATTATTTAAAGGAAAGAAATATGGCAACATTAGTATCACCAGGTGTGGCGGTATCAGTTATAGACGAAAGTTTTTATGGCTCAGCAGGAGCAGGAACGGTTCCACTGATTATCGTTGCATCTTCACAAGATAAAGCAGATGGCACAGATTCAACTGCAACAGCCGGATATACAACATCTGCTACAGCAGATAAACCTTATTTGGTTACAAGTCAACGAGAACTGCTTCAACAATATGGTAAACCGTATTTTAAATCAGTATCCGGAACAGTTCAACAAGGTTATGAAACAAACGAATATGGTTTGTTAGCGGCCTATTCATATTTGGGTGCCGCAAATAGAGCATATATTATGAGGGCAGATGTTAATACATCACAATTAGAACCCTCAACAGTAGAGCCAACAAGTGCTCCGCCCAACGGTGCATGGTGGTGGGACTTAGGAAACACTACATTTGGTCTTTTCGAATATAAGCAAGTTAGTGTAGAATCAAGTGCATGGGTTGCACAAACAGTTACTATTCCAACTGCAACAGACACAGATATAGACGGCAGTGATATTCCAAAAGCCACATTTGGTAGTAATGGCGATTATGCCTTAGTACCATACGACGCGGCAGGAGTTCCTCTTGCGGCACCTTCATATTATAAAAAAGATGCTGATGCATGGGCAACTGTAGAAACTGCAAATACAAGTATCACCGCAGTATGGGCTAGACCACATTATGATCCGCCAGCCGCTCCAACAATTGGCGATGTATGGATTAAGTTAACTACTGCAAATAGCGGTTTAAGTATTTCTTATAAAGAATATAGTACAACATCGACTGCATGGGTTGCAAGAACAGTAGGCGTATTTGCAAGTGATGCAATGGCATGTGTACCTGGCAATATTTCCTCAGGCACACAAGCAACGGCAACAGCGGTAGCTGGAGGAGGTGCTAGTGATGCTTTGCAAACAGCAGATATCACTCTCGTTGATGGTGGCTCAGGTTATACCGAAGCCCCGGCAATAGTAATAACTGGCGGTGGTGGTACTAGTGCTACTGCAACTGCGGCAATAGGAACAAATGGCAAAGTAACTGGTATTACTATTACTAGTGGTGGTTCAGGCTATACAACGGCCGCAACTATTACACTTATTGGTGGTACTCAACCTGCGGCAGATTCAGTTTACATTCGAAAAACTTCAGATGCAACTGCTGGCGGTTCAGGTGAAATACAATACAATGGCGGAACATCCCATGTAGCAGGAACAGAAGAACAAATAGCATTCTATGTATTTCCAGGATCAAGTGCAACATCAGCGGCGGTGGGTAACGCACCAATAACATTAAATGTTGACGGAACAACGCCAACTGCTGACAAGGTAATTCATGCATCAAGTGCTCCAACCGCAGTAGCCTCCGATGGTACTTATTGGTATGATACTACTCTTGCATTAGACATATACAAAAAAGCATCTAGTGCATGGCAAAAACAAGCAGTTTCTAAATACGGAACAACTGCTCCAGCTGGTCCTAGTAATGGGGATGTATGGGTAGACACTAATGATTTAGATAATTATCCTGTTATAAAAGTTTATAATAGTACAAATGCGGCATGGGATACAAAAGATAATACAGATCAATCCACTGCCGATGGAGTAGTGTTTGCAGATTTGACACCGGATACGGATGTTACAGCAGGACAAAGTCCTACTAATTTTTATAGTGGATATCCAAATCCTGCAATTTATCCAGATGATATTTTTGCTGTCAATGGAGCAAGAAGTTCTTATCATATACGAAAATATGATGAAAATGCAACATTATCAACAAGTGTCGCGGCGGCATGGAAATGGGTAACAGCCGCAGGTAATAAAGCAAATGGTGCTGGATTATATGGCAGAAAAAGTCAAAGAAAAATTGTTACCACAGCAATGCAGGCCGCAATAACAGCGAGCACAACACTAAGAGAAGAGTCATTTACATTTTCAATTATTGCATCTCCGGGTTATCCTGAGTTAGCAGACGAAATGAATACATTAGCAACAGATAGAAAAAATACAGCATTTGTTATTATTGATCCTCCTTTTAGACTTGCAACATCAGGTGTAGCAAGTTGGATGTTAGGCTTGGACACTACAGAAAACGGCGAAGACGGATTAGTAAGTAAGACAGCATATTCTGCTGTATATTATCCTAGTGCATATACTACCGACTTAGATGGTAATACTGTAACATGTCCGGCATCACATATTGCATTAAGAACATTTGCATATAATGATGATATTGCATATCCGTGGTTTGCTCCGGCAGGCTTAACACGTGGTGTCATTGCTAATGCTACTAATATTGGATATTTAGATTCAGAAGATGAATTTGTTGCAATAGCATTAAGTGGTGGCGACCGAGATACATTGTATCAAAATAAAGTAAACCCATTAGCAAACTTTCCGGGACAAGGAATATTTGTTTATGGACAAAAAACATTAAACCCAACAACATCGGCATTAGACAGAGTAAACGTAGCAAGATTAATTATTTACTTGAGAGAAAGACTAGATGTATTGGCAAGACCGTTTGTGTTCGAACCAAACGACGAACTTACAAGAGCTAATGCAAAAGATGCTGTTGAAAGATTCTTAGCAGACATTTTAGCAAAGCGAGGTCTGTACGACTTTGCAGTTGTTTGTGATGGCTCAAACAATACTCCTGCAAGAATTGATAAAAATGAAATGTGGATAGATGTTGCAATCGAACCAACAAAAGCCGCAGAATTTATATACATTCCAATTCGGGTTGTTAACACAGGCGACGTTTCAGCAATAAGCTAATTTCTACCTCCTTACTAAAGGGCCATTAACTTTGTTTGATGGCCCTTTTTTCCTTGGTTAAAAAATCTAGACAATATGATAAATAATGTTAAGCTCAAATACATTTTAGGAGTAGTCGATGGCTAATTTAAGTAAGTTTGGTGTGCCAATTTCTGGTAACACAAGTGCAGTTTTAATGCCAAAACTCGCGTATAGGTTTAGGGTAACTTTTACAGGATTAGGCGGAACTGGTACGGATACAAAAGCATTGACACGTGAAATTATAAGTGTAGGGCGACCAAACTTAACGCATGATGAAGTAACTATCGACGTTTATAACTCGCGAATATTTTTAGCAGGCAAACATACTTGGGAGCCACTTGCTATAGTAATGAGAGACGATATTAATTCAGATGTTATTACTTTGTTGAATTCTCAAGTAACAAACCAGGTTGATCATTTTGAACAATCCTCGGCAGTTGCTGGTAGTCAATACAAGTTCGGTACAATTATTGAAACACTAGACGGAACAAATAGTGCAAGTAGTGTTACAACCGTACTTGATACTTGGTCTTTGTCGGGTTGCTATGTTCAAAATATGACTTGGGGTGAGTCAAATTACGCAACTAGTGATCCAGTTCAAATCACAATGACTGTAAGATATGATAATGCAGAACATTTTGTAGGTACAGAGAGCACATTGAAAGTTCAAAATATTTCTTCAACAACGTTAGATCAATCTACTGCTACAGCATAATAGTTGAGGTCGTCATATGCCAGTTAGTTCATTTTTGCGTAATTATGCAGATATTGCTTATCCTACATATAATGATGGCGGCCCTCTTACAGCGGTGCCCCGGCAAAAATTTCAATTTGTAATTGAATTTAAATCAACAGTAACAACCCTTCAAGATCAATTAGACAAATTAAAATTGATAATACGGTCTGCTGAACTACCAAGTTTTCAATTTGATACTCAAACATTAAATCAATATAATAGAAAACGGGTTATTCAGACAAGGGCAAATTTTCAACCAGTAACTATTACATTTAATGATACAAGAGATAATAAATGGCAGAATGTTTTTAAAGAATATCTTAAATATTATTATAAGGATGGGCGAACACTTGGTCATAATTACCAAACTTCTGACACAGTTCAAGAATATGCTACTGTTGAGAATTTTGGTTTAAAATCACCAAAAGA